AGAACATCCAGATGATGTTTACAGCGTTTAGGAGATAGTATGGAACAAGAACAAGTAGCAGAGAAAACTGAGGAAACAGTTGAAGTAGAGGTTGCAGATCCTTCTATAAAAGAGCAGAGTGAACAAGAAGTAGAAGTGGTTGAGACGGAACAAAAAGAAGAACAAACCGAAACGAAAGAAGAACAAAAAGAAGATGAGTTAGAGAACTATAGTAAAAATGTTCAAGCACGAATTAAAAAACTCACAGAAAAATACAGAAAGGAAGAGCGAGACAGAGAAGAGGCTGTCCGTATCTCACAGAAACTTCTTGAAGAAAACAAGAAACTCAAGCAAAGAGTGGACAGTCTTGATCAAGGTTATCTATCAGAGTATGGCACGAGACTAGAGTCGCAAGAGGATCAAGCGAAAAGAGCGTACTCTGAAGCACATCAAGCAGGTGACAGCGAAAAGATGTTCGAGGCTCAAAAGGCTTTGTCTAAGATAGCGATAGAACAAGAACGCTATAGACTTGCAAAAGATCAAGCAGAGAAGAAAGAAAAAGACAAGGAGGAAGAAACCACAGAAGCTGTTGCAGAAACACCACAACCTCAACAGAAAGTGTCACCAAAAGCAAAAGATTGGGCAGAAAAGAACGAATGGTTCGGTGAAGATGAGATCATGACACAAGCTGCTTTTGTTGTACATAATAAATTAATACAAGAAGAAGGGTTTGACCCGGAGAGCGATGAGTATTATAGTGAAATTGACAGACGCATGAGAACAGAGTTTCCTCATAAGTTTGACAAGCAGAAAACGAGCAGTGGAGTTCAAGTTGCTTCTGCTAACTCTACAGCATCTCGTAACACTCAGCAGAAGCGAAGATCGGTAAAACTATCGCCTTCTCAGATAGCGATAGCTAAAAAATTAGGAGTACCTCTTGAAGAGTACGCGAAATATGTGAAGGACTAAATGATGACAGATAGAACACCGAGAAATGAGACGACCCGTGAAAAATCTTCACGCAGAAAGCCGTGGGCACCACCAAGCAGGTTGCATGCACCTGAACCTCCAGAGGGGTATAAGCACAGATGGATCCGTATGGCAACTCGTGGCGAAGACGATAAAGTCAACGTCCATGCCAAGATCAATGAAGGGTGGGAGCTTGTTCGAGCAGATGAATATCCCGAAAGGGACTTACCGACCATCGATGATGGAAAGTATGCAGGAATAATAGGAACAGGTGGATTAGTACTTGCCAGAATGCCTCTTGAAACAGTCGAGGAGAGGAATGATTATTATCGAGGACGAACTCGTGAACAAATGACTGCCGTTGATAGCGATCTAATGAAAGAGCAGCATCCTTCGATGCCAATCACAAATGATCGTCAAACTAGAGTTTCATTCGGGGGTCGTAACGACTCCTCTAATAATTAATTCTTAATAGGAGCTATAAATGGCGAACTCAAACGTAAAATTTGGCTTGAAGCCTATTAATGCTATGGGGGGAACTAACCCTGGTAGCACTAATATGTACTTCATTGCCAGTGATGCGTCAGCTATTTTCCAAGGCTCACCCGTTCAAGCTGAACTTTCTGGTGGCACAATCCAAGTTTTGGGTAACGCTACTGGTGACACAAAGCAGATCTTGGGCGTGTTTGCCGGCTGTGAATATGTTGACAACACCACAAAAAAATTAAAATTTTCCAATACATGGCCCGGCTCTGGGTCAGCAGACACTAATCATGACATTAAGGGTTTCGTATATGACAACCCAATGCAGCGATACATTATTTGTTCCGATGGTACAAATACTGATAGAGCTACCGCAAAAGCTGATGTCTTTAAGACTGCTGAAATAGAGAACGCCACGAGCGGAAACACAACCACTGGTATATCGACTGCACAGATTGATATCTCAACAGCAGAGGATTCTGATCCGTCAAATCCTTTACTGATTTTAGGCATCCAAGAGGATGTTGAGAATGAGGATCATAGTGCTGCAGGTATCCAGTACATTGTTAAAATCAATAATCATGTCTTCTTCAGTTCTGTTGGAGATCCTGATGCAGCAATCTCATAAGGGGGTATAACTATGGCGATATCTAGAGCACAGTTAGCCAAAGAGTTAGAACCAGGTTTAAACGCCCTCTTTGGCATGGAGTATGGTCGATACGAGAACCAACACTCTGAAATTTACACAACCGAGTCTTCAGATCGAGCGTTTGAAGAAGAGGTAATGCTTTCTGGTTTTGGGGCTGCCCCAGTCAAGCAAGAAGGTTCAGGAGTATCATTTGATGATGCAAACGAGTCTTTCACTGCTCGATACAACCATGAAACCATTGCTTTGGCTTTTGCGATCACAGAGGAAGCCGTAGAGGACAATCTCTATGACAGAATCTCTGCGAGATACACAAGAGCACTTGCACGATCAATGGCTCACACAAAGCAGGTTAAAGCTGCAGCTGTACTAAACAACGCTTTTGACTCTTCCGTAACTGGTGGAGATGGTAAAGAGTTGTGTGCAACTGATCATCCTTTAATCAACGGTGGTACTTTCGCAAACGAACCATCAACTGCTGCTGACTTAAACGAGACATCTCTTGAAGATGCCCTAATTAGTATTGCAGGTTTCGTTGATGAGCGTGGGTTGAAAATAGCACTGCGTGGTACAAAGTTGATCATTCCACGACAGCTACAGTTCACAGCAGAAAGACTAATGTCTTCTGTTCTACGATCTGCAACATCAGACAACGATGTGAACGCTATCAGATCAATGGGAATGCTTCCACAGGGTTACACTGTGAATGACTTCCTAACAGATACTGATGCTTTCTTCATCATGACTGACACACCGAGAGGTTTCCTACACTTCGAGAGAACACCTCTTTCAACTAACATGGAGGCTGACTTCGATACAGGCAACATGCGTTATAAGGCTCGTGAGAGATATTCCTTCGGTTTCTCAGATCCTAGATGTGTGTTCGGGTCACCTGGAGCCTAGGCTTCATGTTCTTCCTCCCAACTTTAAAGGGCGAGTAAAATCGCCCTTTATTTTTGTGTAAAAGTAATTTAGTATTATTTATATTAACCTTGACAGTCACATTATGTGGCTGACATTTGCCAAGACAAGGAGATTGACATGGGCAATACAACTTTTAGCGGACCAGTTAGGTCAAAAGGTGGCTTTACATCAATAGCCTCTGCATCAGGAACAGGAACAGAAACCACGCAGATGTCTATATCATCAGCAGGTTTTACATCCCTAGACGCAAACACACTAGCAACCGAAGCAGGCACAGGTATCACAGGTGGTACAGGTACTATCTACAGAAGCTCTGTGATTAGAGAAGGTGGGATCATTAAGACAAGTATCTTGATTGATCTTACAGGTCTACGGTCTACAGCCAACGGTGATATTATAGGTGTAGACGGAACATCAAACGTATGCCACATAGGTCAAATTACAGCAGCCAGAAACGGAACTATTTTAGCAGGTAGAATGACTTGTTTTGAAGCACCTGCAGGTGGTGATCCAGATATCAACGTACACTCAGCTACGGAAGGTACAGGTGTTGAAGATGGAGCGATTTCAGATTTAACAGAGACTTTGTTGCTTAACGGAGGAGATGCCTCGCTAGGTAGTGTAGGTATATTCACAGCAGTACCTGCAGCAGATGAGTTTCTATATCTAACACTTGGTGCTACAACAAACGCAGATTACACAGCAGGAAAGTTACTTATAGAACTGTTTGGTTACGAAGCGTAGTTAGGGGAATAACATGGCTGATGCAGTAACCTCACAAACTATACTTGATGGTCCTAATAAGGTCGTAATGAAGTTCACTAATATAAGTGATGGCACGGGCGAAAGTGCCGTTACTAAAGTAGACGTTAGTGGGTTAGCTACTGGCACAGATGGAGCCACTTGCACAGGTGTAACAATAGAACAAATTTGGTGGCAGTGTGTTGGAATGAAAGTAAACATACTATTTGATGCTACGTCTGATGTTCTAGCGATACAACTTGGTGAGAATCAAAGCGGTCATCATGATTATAGAGATTTTGGTGGGATACCAAATAATGCGGGTAGCGGTAAAACTGGAGACATCCAGTTTACGACTGTGGGTCACACAAGTGCTGACACATACACAATCATACTAGCTATGCGTAAGAACTATGGCTAAGCGTAAGCGAGATAAACAGCCACCAAAAACTAAAAAGTATTTCCGCTCCACTA